AAGCGGACGGCCCTCGGTCTTGATTCGATCCAATCGGCAAGGCGCGCCCGTTACGATATCGGTAGGCACGCCGTCCACAATCGAACCAAGCGCGTTCCTCGTCTTCGTAGCGGGCCGCGTGACCGTGAGCCGATCGACGAGCATGAACGCCGGTAACAGACTCATACAAAAGCCTCGTGAAGTCGAAGCTCGCCGACCCGGATCAATTTCTCAGCATCAGGAATAACACTTCCGACCTTGGAAATAAATCTCATCAGCAAAGTTGCGGCCTTCGGATCGAAACCCAATTCGATCAATTCCGTCTTTCTCGGATCGCGTGAAGTCGCGCCGCCGAAAGATAATGATGTCGTGCCGATCGAAACAGAATCGACCCCGATACTTCGAAGCTCTCCGAGAGTGTCCGAGTCGATCCCGATGTTTGATGGTATCGCCGATGCGATAAGCGCCCCGGCCTGGATGATCTGCACCTGCTTGATGCAAGCGTCTACGAATGGAATATTTACGCTCGAAACGTGATGCGAGCGCGGGAACTGTAGCGCCTGATCGACAGAAAACCGATCGTTGAAATACCGGACGCACTCCATCATCTGCGCCGATACCTTGAGAGCGTTTTCTTGAGCCGGTGCCGACTCCGCAAGAAATGCGACCGATGCCGCACCCGGACGCGCCGTGAAATACGATGTAGCCTCGATTAGCGAAACATACGAATCCGCCGAAACCCCCGCAACTGTAGGATCAAGAGCCATCAGGCTTTATGCTTGCCCTTTTTCGGTTCGTCTGATTCTGCTTCTTCGATAACTTCAGCGGACTCAGGAATCTCAACAAACAGCGCGCGCGCCTCATCAGCGTGCTTCGGCGCGACATGAAAAACCTTGTCAACAGAAGCATATCGCGTCTCGTCCGACGCAATAAAAACCTGTCCCGTAATCTCTGCAATAAATTTGATCATAATTTCTCCTTATAAAAATAGGCGACCCGGCTTTTTACAACCGGGCCGCCCGTTGGGTTACAGTGTGATATTCGTAATGACGCGCTGAACAGTCGCCGCGTTCTTCCAGGTGGATGTAACTTCGCCGCGAATTACGCGGGAAACTCCGTCCTGTCCGGGAACCGTTGCGTTCAAGCTCTGAAAATTCATGAGCGTATTTCGCTCAAGCCGCGAAGAATCGCAGATTGCGAGCATGTCGCGCGGGAAGTCCGTATCGACAACCAGCCGCTGAATTCCGCTAACCGGCGTATCGCCGACGAATCGAGCGACGAATGAACCAGCATCGCGCTCTGCAAGCTGAGTCCTTAGATTCGATGTTCCGCTATTGAAAGCCGAAATCTTTCGGGCAATGTCAGTGTTGCAGACAAGCAGGTCAGCCGATCCACCGTTCCGAACGATAAGCTCGGCAACGTCGTTGATCTTCGTCGGCGAATCAAGAGCCGCGTTGAGAGCAACCTTTGTCGCGAATTCAAGCAAGCCGCCCATTCGACGAGGAGATGAAGTCGTTCCGATATCTCTCACGCCCCAGATCATTGCGCGGTTGAGTTCAACCATGATCTCTCTCATCCTGAGCATTTCCTGATACGCGAGGACGTTGTTGCCCATTGCGTAATGGCGAACATCCTGTGATGTCCTGGACAGGTCAACCGAACGCTCGAAAATCTGCGTGTAGTTGAAGCCGGTCGCGGGAGTTGTCGCCTCTGACGAAAACGTCTTATTGTTTTCGAGCTTCGGACGGGAGATAATGTTAAGTGTCGCGTTGATGGGGATTGCCTCTGCCGCCGAGCCGATAGCACGTGTGACCGTGATAGACGTAGGTGAAGCAAGCGTCAGAATCTTGACGCGCTCAAGCGAAGAAACGCCCGTTGTCGTAACGGCATTGATGATATCGCCGACGAGAAAAACGGAAGAATCAGCAACCGTGAAAGTCGTATCGCCGACGAGAGCCGCAACAGTAAGAGCCGTAGACTGCGCCTTGATGTCATCCTGTGCCCATTCATGCTTTGTACTGATCGGAGCCGGGCCTTCTGAAAACGCACTCAGAAAGCCGAGATTTTCCCCGACAAGCAGATCCGCTGCCATCTCCGAAAGGTCTCGGACATCCAGCGCCGTAAAGTTGTATGTATCAGCCATTTTATTCCTCCAAAATTATTTAGCTGCGGCCCTGAGCATGTTGATTTCACTTCTCAAAACTTCCTTGAGAGCGTAATCGTTGCCAGTTTTACGCGGCTTCTTGTCGATGTCTTCCATCTGTTTGAGGCGTTTCGTGATTTCGTCAGAAGGCCCACCCTCCTGCTGATCTCCAGAACCGCCGTTTGCCGACCCCAATGCGCCCTTGACGGTCGCCTTGAGGATCGGTTTTTCTGAAAGGATTCGATCGACGACAGCGGCGATGCCTTTGACCTTGCCGCTGTCGTCGAAATTCCTGTCTTCTTTTGTCGTGCAACTCAGTGCCAAGTCTATGTCGGCGACCTTGCCGGACGCGGCCATGATGAATTGGTTTCTGAATCGTTCTTCTCGAAGCGATGCCTCTGCGCCTTCGCGTAGTCGTCGCTCGCTTGCCGCTTCCTCGGTTTTGGCAGTTGCAAGCTTTTGATGCTCGCCGTTTTCCGTGAGCTTCTTTTCCTCTTCCGCTTTCAAGCCCTTGAAATATGCGTCGAACTTTACCTTGTCCTCAAGCTCGGGTCTTCCCAAAGCATCTGCGACTTTCTTCCGCTCTGCATTGCTGCCCTTGCCGAACATAGAGTTTCCGAACTCGGTTAAATTCCGCTTCTCATCGAGAGCCGGATCAATTACGGGTGCTGATTCTGCCATGTTGTTTTACCTCCGACGTGTTTAGGGTCGCGCCCGACCGGATGAACACGCAGAGCGCGCGTCAGGTTGTTTCCTTCCCGTATCTATGCGCGTGGGGTGTAAACTACCGCGCCGGGATTGCCCGCCGGATTTTTTCGGGTGTCAAAGTCGATGGATCGATTCGGGACGCTTCGGAGACGACAGCGACTTGGTCGTGTACGCAATTATGACAAATGATGCCGTTGTTCATGATGTATGTTCCGCTTTCTGTTTGGATGTCATAGACCTTGATATTTTTAATCTCAACAGATATACCGCTTGCATGACTGTATTCACGCGAAAGAATTTTAATGAAAATATTGGCAACGTCGGCGAATTTCTGAACAGGGTCTACAATAAAGAAGGCATGAGTTGCCGACAGATTGCTGATCTTATCGGCGCGAAATCCGCCACCTCCGCTCATCAGCTTTTGAAACAGCACGGAATTGTGTTGAGGAAACCGATTGATCATTTCATCGAAAATCATGGATACGCCCATCGGCACGAGGTCAGAATAAAATGCGCTAATAGCCTCTCGAAAAGACTCAAGAGCAATCCCAACAAGCATGAATCTTTCATCGCCGAAAGGATGAAAGAAGCTGGGTTTGATTTTGTCTTTCAAGTCGCTATCGGGCGATACGTCGCCGATTTCGTCATTGGAAATCTCGTCATTGAGATCGACGAAAGAACTCATTTCAACAAAAAAAGCGTTATCAGCGAACCTATCCGCGACAGCTTTCTTATGGATCAAGGATTCAGAATTATTCACGTCAGGACTGAAGCCATCGCACTTGACTGCGGGTATGTCATTGATGTTCTGAATCATCTTATTGCCGACCGCAATCTCGGAAAAAACAAGCCATCCAAATTCGGAAAGGCAGGCGTGGTCAGGTGTTCCCGCCATCTCAAAGTTTGCACCGACCACGGTATAGATAGGGCCACTGTAATCAAATTCCACATCGAAAACAATTTCTTGAGAAAGCCCGGAAAGCGCGAAGGCAACAACACCATTCCGTATTTCTTTGATAGTCATTGCCCCTTCACTGGTCTGCACTTCACACCAACCCTCTAGGCAATTCGGATGGTACAATCCTTGAGAAATTGCCTCATCAAGTGTCGTATAACCCGGCGTGCGACCCGTCAGCGAAAGAGTAACGCCCTCGAACGGACGACACGGCGAATCGTCGAAAGCCGACACGCCTACGATCTCGATCAAGTCGAACCCTTGATCCAGCGTTTCGATTGCTTGAGATGTTGTCACTGCCTCACGTAGAGTCGTGCGCGATACCATCTCTGCGTATGCGTCGATGCTCCATCGTCGGCCCGAGATATCCACAAAAAACTTTTTCTTATTGTCGGTGAGGGTTTGGATGATCTCTTTCTTCACCGTCTGATTCCTGTCAAGGACTCCAAGCTCTTTCTGCACGATGGCATTCAGTCCCGCGCTGCGGAACACGTCATTGACTTTCCGACCGACGAAAGCTTCGAGGTCTTCAAACTTCGTGACCAGATTCGACGCTAGAAGGTTCGCCTGCGCCACGTGAATCTGTCCGAACTTCGCGCCGAGATCGACCTCTTCGCCCTGCTCGATGAGCGATGCGCGCGTTGATATCACGCCAGCCTTGTAAGCGTTCGGAACTACGGATGCGGCCCATACCGATGCGTCATCGGTCGCGACTGCGATGATGTTTTGAATCTCGGCGAGCTTGGCCTGTCTGACGCGGTTAACCGATAGATCGCCGGCGAGCCCGGCCTGCACCCGGAGCATGATCTCGTCTCGCGCCTTCTCGTAGATTTGTATTATTTCGCGAGTTTCAGGAATGACTTTATTCTGAACCGGCCCCGGCCTGCCTGGAAAACCTGCGGCCATTACGCCGCGTTTAGATCGACATTAACGGGTGGCCTCGTGCTTACCGGGACTGCCTCGTCTCCCTCGATCAAGGCAAGCTCGGCGTCGATGCTCTCGTCGCTCATTTCGGGATTGTGGAAGACGATCGCCGCGCGCGTTGACATTGTGCGCCCGCCAGCCGTGCGCGTCTGCGTGACTCGCGCGGTTTCGGTTGGATCGTCCGGGATGCCATCCTTGAACTGAATCGAGATATCAACACTGTCATCAAGCTTCGTATTTCCGAAATCGCCGAACCCGTCAGCGATTGCGAGAGCGTTCCGCATCACGGCTTCGATCGCTGGCTCGGTGTGTATGACCTTCGCCGATACGCGCGCGAGCGTCGGAATCATTCTCAAACGTAAAGCGGTTCCTGAATCCGCAAATCCCGTCTTGGACTCCATCCCGACGATCTGGTGCGTCAGCCCCGTGTTGGCAAGCAGAATCCCGATCAGCTTGTCGAAATACGCGAAGCTCTCATTAATCTTGGGTTCCCAGGTGATGTATTGCGGAACCAACAACCCCGACTCCCCCATCTCGAAAACCATCCCGTCGAATGTCGCGCGGCCCAGCTGCCCCTTGTCATCGAGAACGCCTGGCGGAACCGCGAGCTTCGGCGATGCGTGCTTGTTGAGGATTTCGGCGTCGCGCGTCATGCGATCCTCAAGAAGCCGGATGACGTTTTCCGATCCGAGAAGATCTGGCATCGACCAGCCGTTTGTGTCGAGATTGTTTATTTCCGAAATCAAAATCTCGTCGATGCCGGTCTGCTGCGTGCCGCCGAAATCGTCTGTCAGACCATCGGGCAGAAATCCCATGATCGCACGGAAATTCATACGCTCCACGATGCGACCGCGCTCGAAGCGCCACAGCTCATGCACGATCTCGCCTGGATAATGCACCTCGATCTGTAGCATCGTGATATTCGGCTGAGGCTTGACTTCCGATGCAATCATGAATCCCGTAGGATGCGCGTTTCCTGGATCGGAAAACCGGAAGACAGACCGCGCGTTGACGCTCTCGATGATGACTCGCTCTTTCTTGTCGCGCGAGTGAAGCGGGCCACGTCTTACTTTGAGGTATGCGCGGCCCTCGACTGATTGCCCGATCGCGGTGTTGAACGCCACGATTCTGAATTGACTCTCGCGGAGGATTCTTCTTTTCGCAGCCTCTGACTCTTCGGGTGCGTCGGCACCGAGCGTGATCGCGGTCGCCTCGCCAAATATCAGATTGGCATAGGACAAAGCGACCATCTTGACAAACGACGAGGTGAAGGTTTCGACTGGCTTCGATTTCCAGTCAGGCGTCCTGAGAAGAAGAGCCGGCTCCGACAGGTTGAACATCTGCCGGTAAAGTTTCTGGCGGCTTATCCTTGAAACTTCTTCCTCAGGCGGCCACGGTTTCCCGACGCCGATGATCTCGGTGTGACTCGACGCCACGGGTTAAAAGTTTCCCATGACGCTATGCGCCAAGGGTGTAAATTAGAATCCTGCTGGCTTATTTTGGAATACTCTCGTCGTAGTCGAGGTGTCGCGGGAAAAGACCGCATACCGTAGAGAATCGAGACCGTGATCATACATTTTCACAGGCTGCTCTTTCTTCGGCTTGTTGTCGCTCCCCTGCGGCCAGACGTAGCAGTCAAACTCTTGAGCGGTGCATGTCGGCAGTTTCGCCTCGACGAGTTCCGCGTCGGCTTCGACAAGCGCGTCCCGCATGACGAAGATTCGCGGCTTTCCGTCCTTAGCGATCGTAAGCCGCGATTCGACAAGCTGGATGCCGCGCGATACGTCCTTAGTCGCTGCTATCGTTCGTATTCCGTATCTTGCAAGTGTCGCGCGGTCTTCTGCATCGTGATCCGCCACGTTGTAAGCAAACGTCTCTCCAGCCGAAAGCGCGATGATCTGCCGCGCGTGATCCTCGACTATGCGCTTGGTCTTGTAGATTTCGCGATAGAGAAAAAGACGGCCATCGGGATCGACTGCCCACCATTGGCACACAAACGGATTCGTGAATCCGAAATCGATCGCGCGGAATTTCTGCCAGCCTTCAGGAATCGGGAAGCTGTCTATGAGGTGGACGGCGTGATTGAACCCGTCGTAGACAAGACCATCCTGCGCTACCCATTTGCCTTCAAAGAGGCGAGCGCGGCGGGCTCCTGTCAATCGTGACAAGGTCTCCAGATACTTCGGCGTAACAGTAGGATTATCTTCGTGCCTCGAAATTATGCGCGAAGTCAGTCCTTTGTTGCACCGCTGGTTGAGCCAGTGTTGCGGGTGCGCCGGGTTGCAGTCGCCTATGATCTGCTGGTAGGGCATTACGCCGTTGCGGAGGCGGGTGGTGAGCTTCTCCCAGTCGTCTTCGTTGAGTTCTGTACACTCGAATACGCCGATAAGATCGTATTCCGTAGACATGATCTTATCCGCGTTGTCCATCCCGCCGATGACGATCTCCGAACCGTTTGGGTATCGGTAAACTTGACGCATCTGGCGCGACGGTCCGAGCTTCAAGCCGCTGTCGGACTTCAAAACCTTTTCCTCGAATGTCACGAGCACGCTGTCAGTTAAAGATTTTCGGGTTTTACGAATAAGAAGGATTCGCGCGCCCGGATAATTGCATGCGGCTATGTTCGCCTTCTCGAGTACCGCTCTCGATTTTCCGGTGCCGGATGGCCCCTCGATCAGAACCTCATTCGATCTGTCGAACATGAGCGCGAGCGCGCCGCCTCTTGGCTCAAACGATTTCGAGCGTGGATCGATTTCTTTTTTCAAACTTTCTTTGGATCGAATCCTTTATAGACCTTGTAAACAACGTCAAGCGATTCGCCATCCTTCCCGGTGATCTCCTGGCGCTCGACGTATCCCCTTATTTTTCCTTGGCATTTAAGAAAGAAAATCTGCGCGACTACGTTTCCCGCGATGATGTTTTTCATGAGCGCGGACTCGACGAAATCAATCATCCGCTCTTTCTGTTCGTTGACGGATGCGGCGAAAGCGGCGTCTTTCTTCATCCACACTTGCTCTACGGTATTCCGGCTAATCCCGACCGACTCGCACGCCGATGACATATTCGAAGCGGCTTTACGATAGGCGGCGAGGAACTTCGCCTTGTTGTCTGCGATTCGCTTCTTTACGCGAGGGGAGGTGCCGACGTTCATTTCGTCGCCTTCTGTTTGGTCGCCTTCTTGCCGGTGAAGTCTTCCCATCGCTTGATCGTCACGTCGCAATACTTCGGGCTGATCTCGATCGCGCGGCATCGGCGGTTGAGTTTCTCACATGCGATTATCGTCGTGCCGGAGCCGCCGAACGGATCGATGACCACGCCGCCGGGCGCGCATGAGTTCTGGATGAGGTACAGGAACAGCGGCACCGGTTTCATGGTCGGGTGCTCGCCGTTACGGCTCGGCTTGTCGAACTCGAGCACCGTGGTCTGGCAACGATCAGACAACCAGGTGTGGCCAGCGCCGTCCTTCCAGCCGTAGAGGCAGGGCTCGTGCTTCCAGTGGTAGTCCTGCCCGCCGAGCACCAGGGACGACTTCACCCAGATGAGGCACTGCCGCACGGTCAGTCCGATATCAGCGCACGCACCGCGCACGGTGAGTCCCTCCGAGTCCGCGTGCCAGCAGTAGAACGCGCCACCGGCTCGCAGCAGTGCACCCGAAGATCCGAGGCTGGCGACGAGAAACTTTCGATACGACGCATCATCCATGTCGTCATTGGCGATGGTCATCGCCGCATTGGTGCCGCCCTCGTAGGCGAGGTTGTACGGTGGATCGGTCAGCAGCAGATCCGCCTCGCCGCCATCCATGAGTCGGGCGACCTGCTCCGGCTCAGTACTGTCGCCGCAGAGCAGCCGGTGATCGCCTAGCACCCACAGGTCGCCCGTCTTGCAAATAGCAGGCGCATCGTCAGGCACGTCATCAGGATCGGTCTCACCCTCGAAGACCGGCGGCGAAATATCATCCAGCATCTTCCGCAGATCGTCGCTCTGCGCGTCGATGGAAGCGACGAGTTCGGCTAACATTCCGGAATCCCTCTCTGCGAGCGATGCAAGCGGATCGAGCGTCGCGAGGATGATGTCGGCTTCTTTTTCGGTGACGTCGAGAACGAGAACCGGAACCTTCTGCATAGGCGTTTCCTCAGCGCGAAGGTGACCGTCAATCAGCATCAGGCCATCAGGCGTTTCGCGAGCAAGAAGAGCGTCGGCGTATCCGACTTCAGCTAACACGCCATTTAGAGCAGACCGTTGCGCATCTGGATGCAACCGCCAGTTCTTCGGATTCGGGATCAGTTCGGACGCGAGCACATAGCGCAATTCCTTTATGCGCGATCGGATTTCTTTTTTAAGTTCCTTTTTTTCAACATTTTTCGCTTTCATCGTCCCCCCTTATGCGCGCGGGGTGTATTGCCGAGCCTTATGGGAATTTTGCTTTCGTAAATTTCGACCGCGTTGCGTAGCTCGACAATAGTCATGTCTCCATCGTCTGCTTCGATCTGCATAATAGCAGCCTCAAGAACACACCTCAATGCGATGTTCTCGGTTCTCAGCCTGCTCATTTCTCGGCGTAGCTCTACGATGTTTGTCATTTCTTCCCCCCTAGTTTTCTAGCGTATTTTATTTGCGAGCGCACGGTGTCCTTTTTGATTCCCATCGTCTTGGCAATTTCCCAGTAAGAGAACCCACCGACCTCGTGCAGGATGAGACACGCCGCCGATTTCAAGGCAGGCGCGCCGCGACCGCGAGAAGTGTTTTTTATGTCGGCGATTCGTCTTTTATACTCCGAGAAGGCATAGCTCCATTCCGCGGATCGCTCGTCCGGTGTCGCCTCGACTCCTGAGAAGAACTCGAGCACGGCGGGATCACACGCGAATTCCTTCGTTCGGACGATCTTCATGCTCACGACTGAGTAAGCTGATTTCTCGCATAATTCTTCTCGTGTGAATCTTTTTCTCATCGTGACCCCCTTATATCATGAATTTTGGCTATTAGCTCGCTTCTAAGTTCTTTAAATCCCGAAGGCGTCACAGGAGTCGCTTACC